GGAGACATTGACAATATTGGGGGCTGACATTTATTGCTCCTATCCAAAAACAATTGCTGCTGCGATGGCTTTGCCCATCGACACGGCAGTCGTGGCTACCGTAATAGCACCAGCACCGTTGGTCACAGTCATACCCGCCCCAGCGGTGATGGTCGCTTTCGCCAAAGTGTTCCCAGTGGTGTTGCCCACGAGAAGCTGGCCATTTGTGTACGAACCCTGGCCCGTTCCACCATCCGCTACAGCTAAATCGGTAATCCCCGTAATGGCACCGCCGCTAATGCTCACACTGCTAGACGCTTGCGTAGCAATAGACCCTAATCCCAGAGATGTTCGAGCAGTAGCGCCGCTCTCAGCCACCCAAGCAGAGCCATTTCCAACAATGATATTGCCATCGGTTTTCGCTAACGCGGCGATAGCAGCAAGGTCAGCATCATACGCCTGGACGTCCGAACCTATGGCCACACCAAGGGAAGTCCTTGCCGTGGAGCCACTCTCAGCCACCCAAGCAGAGCCATTTCCAACAATGATATTACTGTCTGTTTTAGCCAGCGCCGCAATGGCCGCAAGGTCAGCGTCATAAGCTTGAACATCTGAACCGATAGCTAGACCAAGCGCTGTCCGCGCCGCAGAAGCAGAACTTGAACCCGTTCCCCCATCAGCGACAGCAAGGTCAGTGATTCCTGAAACGCTGCCCCCAGTAATAGCAACGCTAGAAAGGTTGACTACTCCAGAAGCATCCGCATAAACGGACTTCCCTGCGGGGTACGAGCAAAAGACATCTTTAGTCCCCGCAGCAAAACTCATGACCGAGCCAGAGTTAGAACTAGCAAGAATAGTCGTTCGGGCTAACGTAGCACCTGAAGAGGTGTACGTTCCAATGCCAACTTCCCACTCATTTGCAGTTCTATGCGCTACCGCGTAATAAGTCGTATTGCTGTTTCCAACGACAGAAAAAGCATCAAAACCTGTTACCGCTCCCGCCAAACTAAACGTTCCGGTGCCCGCCGTCGTAGTGGTCTCACGAACTCTATCTTTGACTATAAGAGCCATCTACTACTCCTTAGGCAATACGAATTATCGCCGCGCTAGCACTCGCTGTTGGGAACTGAACAGTGAAATCCCCAGAAGAGGCTACCTTGTCCCCACCAAAATCTAAGATGCAAACAGAAGGGTCACCCGATGCCGTATCATTGAAAATCATGGCTCCCCTCGCAGTAATCGAAACAGTGCTAAACGTCAGGTCAGCAAAATCGCCGACAGCAGTGGTACCCGTCACAACAGGAGTCACACTGGTTAGCGCTGCACCCTTCGCCGTATAACCCGTTCCAGAAGCTTCATTGCTCGACGTATACGCTGCCGTAGCCGCACCCAACGAAGCAGAACTCGTATACAAAGCTAGATTGAACGTGTTGCCAGAACTAGCCGTGAAATTGTGCGTCGCAGTCATCAGCTCTTTTTTAAAAGAACTGCACATTGCCTGTGAAATAGCCATTACATTCTCCTTACAATCTCAGCTAAGTCTTCGTGTCCCTGCGATTTCAACAGGTTGAAAAGAGTGGTTCGATCAGAGGCAACCGCTTGTTTCATGTAGTACACTAAAACATTTCGTAGAGCATCGCAATAAGCCCTAGCTTGCTGTTGGATCTCCGGGGGAGCCGTGTTCGAAACCTGAATGATCTTACTCAAACACATCTCCGCCACTTCTTCTGGAGTGTACCCTCTATTAGAAGTGGTCGATACGGAAACAGGGGCCACAGAACCAGCGATTTCTACAGAGAACATTATGCGCGACCGTTATTCATTACCAGCCCCATGCGGTAAGCGTCAGTGACCTCATCCCATTCGCCCTGCACTTTCAAACGACCCAACGCCTCCGCATACCGCTGCTGATAATTAGTAAGCAAATCCTGCTCACCCTTCATGAAGGTATAAGCCTCATACAAAGCGCCGTAAAGAAGAGCCAAAGGAGCGTTTATACTCAACCACGTTGTTCCGCTGCCCGCTCCCGCAGTCAACGAAGCTGGACGGTAATTATAATTCAACTCGACCGTGTAATTAGAATCTGGGGTAGGGGCCACTATGATATTGGCATAGTCAAACTGAGAATAATATTTAGGGGTTCCTGTCGCGTTGGTAGGGTTCACAGCCTGAACGAAAGTCACATTCTTACGAAGGAGAAACTCTTTTTCTGTGCCATTCGTTATAGAAAGAGAATACGCAGACAAGTAATCAAGAGGAAATCCAAGGTACTCCGAGCTAGCTGTAAAAACCCCTTGAACATTTTTCCTGAAGATTGAAAGCTGCGTTTCAGTGAAGATACGCTGCTCCGCGTTCTTTATAAACGTAGGCAACTGAGACACAAAAGTCGACTCGGTGTTCTCAGCGTACTCTTGAATGGCTGTCTTCAATTGATCCAATGTAAAACTCATGTCACCACCGCCACGGTTCCGATTGAGGTTATACCTGCAAGCCCAGTAGCAGAGCTAGAAGGGGGGAAGATAGTCCCATCTCCAACAAAAACTTCCAACGGCTCTCTGCGATCAACTCGAGGTTCCGTCAGAGCTTGCGGATCAGAAGGGGGGGCGTGGGGCTCCAACTGAGGAGCTTTTGGTTCAAAACAGGAAGAGCAAACTTTAAATCCAGTCCACTCTTTCCGTAGGCTCAAATAGTCAAACCGCTGGCCACATCTGTCACAGATGCCATAAGCAAATTTTCCGGAGGCGTATATCCCACTCATACACTTATGTACCCATAAAAGTCTTGGGCCGGGGTTAGATGCAAGCTAGCACGATCACGATCTTCTGAAGCAGCCCTCTCAAATTCTTCCTCGTAGATGCCCTTCAACACAGGGGTCAACTGTGGGTTCTTTTTCATCGACAGATAATAGGCCAAACCCGCTGTCAAACAAGGATAGAATCGGAAGGGAACTTGCGGCCCGTTGATGTACGTATCAGCATCATCGATACGAACAAGACGATCGTAAACGAACTCATACGTAGAATTCGCGTTAGGCGTGTTGAAAAAACGAACGGTGGGCTTGATCTGCCGGTCTACATAAAATTGCGTAGGTTGAGCCTGGGAAAGTTTGCTGGTGAGGTTAAGGTACTGATCGCGGCTTATCCTATTCAAAGTAGTGTCTGATTGGGCAGAAACCCCAGAATTTTGACGCAAAACACCCGACAAAACATCGATCGTAGCCTCTACATCCTCGAAACTTAGCGCAGCAGAAAGGGTGGTTACCGTCCCGCTAGTACCTCCTGTCAACGATTCCCCAGAAGAAAACGTTCCGGTAGGGAGAGTCAGAGTAATCTGTGTAGAAGAGGGCAACGCAGTGATATTAGCCGTCGCTCCACTTACTGATCCTGTTACCACCTCCGAAAGAGTAAACGCCGCGCTAGCAACAACTGTCGCTATCAAATCACCCACAGGGTAGGCGTTAACTCCAGAAACCAAAGAAAGCGTTTTCTGTTCAATTGTCCAACGGTTCAACCCCCTATTCGCCCAGTCCGCAAATAAAAGGTTCAAAGAACGTTTGGCAGAGGCTAAGTCGTACCCCGTGCGGGGGATAACACCAAGGCGCTCATACGCCTCTTCTATATAATCTGCTATTTCAAGGGAGAAATCTTTAGAGTTAGAAAAAGCCATGACATTCACCACTCTTGATACTGGTCACCCTAGCGGTACTTGACAGCCATACGTGTCTGGCCACCTTTGCCACCTTTTTTATTGCCAGCGAAACGGACAGCGCCGCCGCCCATCATTTTCTTAAGCGGTTTCTTTTTGCCACCGGCCACTTTTGGAGCTGCTCTCGGCATGGTGAACCCCTTCTTCTTCATGTTTTTAAAGAACGTCACGCGGATTTCGAGCCCTTACAACGCCATTTTTTGCGAGACAAGTTGTTAGGGCTGTTAGAGTCGCGAGCCTTTTTAGCAGACTTGCCACCCTTAGCTAACATCTCTTTTTTTATTCCTTGGCTTCTAGCACAGTACGAATCACCTTTGGCCGTTCCTGGGCGTATGCGATCTCCACCACCCTTTGCCGCACCCGCTTGGCCGTAAGAAACCTTTCTACTGCGTCCCGTAGAAGGGTTCTTCACAACCTTTGCAAAACGCTTACCCTTAGAAGGTGTAGGAGAGGGCACTATCAACGTCCTCGTTTTTTAGCCGTACTCTTTTCTCATATACAGTAGGACTGTATATGTATCAGCAGCAGTGTGTCCTACTGTCGTGAAAAGTAGGTCGCCTGTTTTGCCACTACCAGAATTGTTCGACAAACCCCCAAAAACGGTATAGTCGTGATGACCGCTTTGGTTTTCTCCCAGCTCAATGCAAAATAAGTTGGAAGTTGCATCCCAAAGCAATTGCACTTTCATACCAATGCACTGCCACCAAATCCGTTCGATGACAACACCCGTACAAGCAGTCCCATTGGGGAGAGAGGTCAAAGCAGAAACATCTACTTTCACCACCGCTGCTTCACCTCCACCGTCAGAAACGTTGGTGAGTTTTAAAACGACCGTCTTTGGGCCATCTATTATTGTTTGAGAGGCTACTGTATCAGCCATGGCCTACTCCTTTATTTCTCCGCGTAACACCATTGCCTTGCGAGCGGCACTCCCTACAGGAGGAAGTGCCACCGCAAGCTTACGGGATTTTTTCGGGACGGGTGCATTACTAACCCAAGCCTCATTTTCTGGAGTGCTCAGATCATCTGGCACAAAGTGTCCTGAGGCAGTTCTCGCCCGCGTTCGCTCTACCATGAGTACTCTCTATCGCGTCTGAGAAGCGAAGAGGTAATCAATGTTTGCCGATTTGGTTCCACTTGCCGATCCAGACAATTGCATGGCACCAATCGCTAGATTTTCATCATCCGGAATGTTGGTTGTATGGGTGGCAACCTTGACCCTATTGACAAAAAACTCGACAGAGCCGGTTCCTTTGACATGAAACCCTAG